ATTGATAGATATCATTGATATCCTCTTCTTTTGTGTCAATATGACCTGTGTTATCAAAAGACACGAAGTTATTAAATGCTTCGGTGAAATATTTAGTATTTTCTTGTGATTTGGACCACTTATCTTGCCTAATAGATTCTGTCATCATTCTAGATAATAAAGTATTTCTTTCTTTAGATACTTCATTAGTGGTATCCACAAAAATCATCATGGTTTCATAACCAAGTTCTTCTAATTCTTCTTTGATATGATTAATCTTTTCTACATCATCAGCTGGTCCATTAATGATTAAAGGACCTCTTGTTCTTACAGATTCAAATCTTGGATTCATAGATTTCATAGCGAGTCTATGTTTATCATTAAGAATATCTGTTATTTGTGTAAAGTTTAATTCAGTAATTTTTGATTCAGCGATAGCTTCACGAATAACAATATCTTTACCAGAACCTGGACCACCAGTAACAAAAATAGCTTTGAACATACCTCTATCGTGTTGTTCATTTAGTCCCATACCTCTACGCACATCTTTCATCAATTCTTTTGCATGGTCATCTGACACATGAGACGGTACACCTTGACGGAATGATGATAAGTTATTGTGTTTAGCATGGTCTCTCATTTTTGTTCCAGACATGCCTTCTGCACCTTCTGAATCTGGATCACGATGACCAGCAGACCTAACTTCTATCTTTTTGAAGTTATAGTGTCCGTGTTGGCCTTCTTTGCCGTTATATTTGTGTAATAAATCATGATACTCTTTAACTCTATCTGAACCTGCAACCATAATTAAATGGTCATGTCCTTGAGCATATAGTTTAGCAGCATGATGTAATATTGTTGGATGGTCTTTTGATGATGTTTCAAAATTCGTACCCGGTGAATATCTCTTTAAGTGTTTGAGTTTTTGTTGACCAGATAATGGATTTCTTTTTGAATCTTGTGTATGAGTAACAATAACTTTATGTTTAGCTTTATTTTTATCTGCTACTTCACGAACTTTATCGATAAGTTTTAAATGACCAGTAGTAGGAGGATTCATACGGCCAAATCCTACCACCACAGGATTATGTGTGCCTTCTTTTTCTTCTACTATTTGTAAAAATGATTTCATTTTCTAACTTTTAAAAGATTTGCTTTACTAAACTCTGCTCTATTAACTAACTTTGTTGGTTCACCTGCATGATGAATAACAAATCCTTCTGGATCTGTTCTCTTATTATCTATGTGATGTTCCAAACCACCTTCATGTTGATTTAATGTATTAACTAATACATCTTTTGCTTGTTGTAAATGATGGTGCATTTTCAACAAATTATCATAATGTTCTTTATTATTGTCTATATGTTCTGCATGAGTATTGGCTTCTCTTTCTTTACGACCTTGTGCAGCTGGTGTTTTTAATTTGCCAATTTCTTTATTATACTTACTTAATACATGTTTTTTAAATCCTTCAGCAGATGGAGTCTCTCCTGTTCTAACTGTATGATTTATATATGTTGCTAAATGTCCGCCATCTCCAGAGTGAATCTGTGTAGCCTTATACATTGTGCCTTTATGTTCATCATGTATCTTTTTAGCAGCTGCTAAATGTTCTTTAAATTTTTCTTGGTCTGATTCTGAATAATGGACTTGTTTTGTATCATGATTAGCTGATTTATGCCACACATCTGGATGTTGTGCAAAGTTATGTAAGTCTGGATGCGGATCAGCTTTCATTGAAGCGATATCTTTTCCATGATATTGTGTATGGACAATAACTCCTACTTTTGCTTTTCTAACTTTATCAGCATCTTCACCTTTAGCAGTATAGGTAATTGTGTTTGGTGTAAAAGAAACTCCTTTTTTAGTTTCTTGTTTATCGCCATGACCAAACATCATATCACCTTGGTAGACACCAGATTTAGGTGCTACTTTTTTAAGATGATTTAGAGCGTCATGGAGTTTATCCATAAGACCTGGTGCGTGACCATGATTTTTTTCTATATCTTTATGGGTATAATTTAATTTAGGTGTTTTATTGAATGCTGATTTAGATGCTACAAAGAATTTACCTGTTTGTGGATGGTGTCCAAAAACAATAGATGGTGAACCATCGTATTTCATTGTAAGAGCAGAACTATGTGTACCAGATTTAATGTGTTCGTGTGCTTGATGAAGTGCATTATAAGCGTGTGTAAAACCTTTTGCTCCATGCATTAATGGTCTGTCTTCAGCATGATTAATATGCTTAAGTTTGCCTTCGGCAGGCTCGGATTCTTCTTTTAAAAACTTTAAAAACGATTGCATTAAATTCTTTCTGGTTGCAACACACTATGGCTGCTAAAAAATCGTATTGCTTATTTATATAACTTTGAGCTTTTTGCTTTTGGAACCTTACAATTATTGGCTCCGATACATAGCGTTAAAATTGTTGGCTTTTTTATCGCCATTTAGTACCTTCAAAGTCTAGCCAATATGTTCTTAATTCACCTTTGCCTTTCAAGGCATAGAATGGTGTGGTATGTAATAAACCTCGACTAGAATAGTAATATATCAGGTCTTTAGGGCTTCTGTCAAGAGCGCCTGCAAAATGAGATGTTCCGGTATCGCCTCCGATGAATACTTCGGCATCCATAATGTGTTCAATATTTGCCATAAAATCTGTTGAATATTCCCAGCCTTTATAGTAAAAACTCAATTCTTCTTTACAACAAATTAGTTTCTCATAATCATCATATTCTGAACCTGCATATAATGTTACAATGAAATCCATTAGACCTGTTGTCCAATTTCTATAGGTGTTGTATGGTGCATCAAATAAAGGAAAAACAACAATCTTCTTTTTCATTTCTTTATTATTTGGTATCTTAACCAAGTCACCAGATAAATCTCTATAATCCCATAGATTAACTCGTTGCCATGGAAGATTCTGCTCACCTGGTGTTTCCGTAAAGTAGTTGCATTGTTTTAATAGAAATTTATAAAAATCTTTTGTATATTTTGTATCAGAGATAGCAGAGTCAGTTAAATGAAATTGAACCATAGGATCATTTTGGACTCTTCGTAAATGTTCAACAACATTACATACTCCAATTAAATCACCGTTTCTTAATGGCCCACCAAAAACACCATGATTAATGTTATAAATCACAATAAACTCTCCAAATCTTTAGCATGAACTAATTTAGCTTTACGGTTTAAATAAAAATGTTTCTCAAATACCTTATCAATGTTTTTGCCATTATCCCAAGTCACATCATCACCTACTCTAAATTCTGGTTTCCAATCTTCTGCTTTCCATACACAGAATAAAGGAACATTACATAAGTCAGCTAACATACCAACTCCTGTAAAGTTTGTAATGAATGGTTTCTTTAGATTCTTAATGATATAAGCATTTTCTAGCATCGGTCGATTAAAATCAATGAAAGGATATTTGCTTAAATGAGACAGAATATGTGTTTCTCTCCTATCATCAATATTACCTACAGCCCATCTATCACCAACATAATATGTGTCTTGTATCTCAATATCGTAATCTGGTGTCTTAACAATAAAGTCATCATCAACTTTAAAATCTAATTTATAATGGTCTATCATCCAATTTTCATATCGACAAGTTTCTATAGGACGATTTGGATCGTTTTTATCTTCCCTCATTGGCCAACTACTTAACTGAACAATTTCACCATATACAAATACATCATCTGCAAAATTAACTGATGAAAATAAGTCTTGATACATTAAAAATTCTTTAATGCCAATAAACTTTTTCATTTCTTGTCTTATGATTAAATCGAATTTACCTACTCTTTTTGATATACCTGATAACACAGGCATTCCATTAAGAAAGTCACCTAGGTTTGCAGTACCAGTTAGATATAATTTCATATTAATTACCTAAATCATTATAATTATTAAATAAGACGAATGAATCATGTCCTAATTGATGGTCAGGAATAATGTTGAGTTGGAACATTTCTGGTTTCTTTAACATAGCCATTAACCATAATGTTTGGTCATCATCAACAAGATTCTTTTTCATCAAGTCATTCATACTCTCTACAATCAATCTATTCACTTCAGGCCAAAGTTTTCTGTGTCCAACTTGTTTAGCCCCAAGAATGTATACTTCGTTATTATATATCACTTCTTTAATTGGCTTATCTTTGGGATATTCTTTATATCCAAATAGATGGAATTTATCTTCGCCAAAATTATATTGCCATTTTTTACTTGCAGGAATCTTATCTGGTGTTCTACAATAACCAAAATCAATATTAGCTACATAATCGTTTGTGATTAAATTATTTTCTAATGCCCATTTCACAAAAAATGATTTAAGATACATGAGATGAACATAACTTGGATTCCAATATTCTGGATTAATTCTTTGTGATGGATTAATCTTATCTTGATATTCTTTTTGCATTTGAACAGCTGCAATTGCTTTTTTATCTTCAATAAACATAGACAGATAATCAAAAGGAACAATTTTTGTTTTATCTTCTTTGCCTTTTCTTAATGCCATGATTCTATCAACTTTATCTTCTGTTGTATAGATAATCATTTCATTATCTAATTGTG